AGTGCTTCACGTACTAACCTCTTTTGATTTTTAGTTGGTAAAGCAGATTCAGAAACTAACCCATAGTTTAAAACTTCTGCAGGTAATAATTCAAAAGGAGTTTCTAATCCAGTGTGTCTTGGTTTTAAAAGATCAATTAAAGTATAGAACTCTTCTTGAGCAAAAGTTAATCCAGAAACAAATTTGTATAAATCTGAAGCAGAGTCTACTGCTCCTAACGAACCTTGCTCAGTGCTAGTAAATACTCGAGGAATAGTTGCCATAAATTTATCTTGTATTCCATGGTCAGAAGGAACAATGGCTGTAATAGAACCAGCGTTTTTCCATACTTTTGTTTCTTGTGTAAACAAAAACATTCGATAATAAACTTGACGTCCAGGAACTAATGGAATGTCATTTGGGTTTTCTTCACCATCAATGATTGAAGTTCTACTAACTGTTCCTTCTGTTGCAAACTCTTCATAAATAATAACACCATCTTCAGATGTTTCAGGAAAGCCCGATTGATTTCTTACTAATCTAATTCTAGTAAAATCACCTCTTGGTGTTTGCCAAGTAACATAAACTTTTGCAAATTCAGATGTAGTAGACAACTCTGTTGCCAATACCGCCATTGGTTGAACAGAAAATCTGAGAGCAACAAACGAACCGTATTTAGATGAACCATAATAATTTATACCATATTTAGCCACAGGCTAGAACTCCTAACAACCAGAAAGTAAAAACTGACTAAAATTATCTGATTGAGTATTTGCAGGTGCCCAAGACGCGGCTGTTCCGTTAGTGGTTAGATAATATCCACTGTTTCCTGTTTGAGAAGGTAACGCATTAATTGTAGTCCAAGCAGTTGCATAGTCACTACCAGAAGATTTAGTTAATACTTGTCCAGTGCTTCCGCCACTTGGAACAGCGGTCCACACATCGGTTAATCCATATTCAATATTTGCAAGACGGTCTTTTAAAGTATTCCATGCCGTAGTTACAGCGTCGTAATTACCAACTCCACCAGAACCTGTTTTAATAAAGGTTCCAAGATTTGCCTGTAACGCGTTTACTTCTTCTTGAAGAGTGTTTACGTGTTCGGCAAGAACGGTATCGGTAAAGTCAACTTTTGTGCTAAAAGACTTTACGGCTGCTGGATATGCTGCTGTCACTTAATTTCCTCTCAGACCTAACGGTCTATTTTCTCTGGTTTGCCCTCGATTTACTGTCTTAACTACCTACCCATTCGTTGTATGGGTATGACCACCACTAGATCTTGTACCTAATGTGGTCTTTAACCCACTTACAGTAGTTTCTAATGTCTTAACTTTATTAGCCAAAGCCATAATAGTGGCAATTAAATCAACTTCTGTAGTTCCATCAGATTGTTTTACAGTAATTACATGTGCGGTTAACCCAGTTAAAGATGTTGAATTAGCCAGTGGTTTAATAAATACTTTTTTATTCTTACCTTGATTTTTACCAAAAGATCCTACCCATACAGGATAACCAGTATCTCCTCCAACATAAGTAACCCACACTCCTTGGCCAACCGCTGGTACATCTACGCTTATGTTAGATGGTTCAAGTGGAAAAATCCAGTCACTTACTTCTGTACCAGTAATTTGTGGAACAATAACTTTTAATCTTTTTTGTTTTTTAGGATCAGTATTGTTTTTAACAACTCCCCTATATACTCCTAAATACTCCATTAAATCTCACTAAGATTTGTATTTGCTTCTTGAAAACGGAAAATCTCAGCCGCACTACCTGTTAGAGTATTTAAACCAGAACCACCAGATCTGTACAAAGCAGTTACTGTAACAGTCTCAATTCCAGGCGCTTGTTGAGTAACAAACTCAATATCTCTTGGATAAATTTTATCCGCAAAATTCATGTTTACATAACCAAATCCAGTTAATAAAGCATTCTTTAGACTTTCTTCTGCTTCAGTAGTTGTGTAAGTTTCTAATTTTCTATATTGAAGAGTCACAACTACATCAACATACGTCGGCGGTTGAACGGTTACAGTTGTTCCTATCAAAACTTTATCAGTTAAATACTCTGTAACATCTGATTCAATCCTGTCGTATTCAGCAGTTGGATCATTGTTGTCATCTAACCCAGGAGCAATATCTGTATCTTGTGCAGTTCTAGTTGGGGCTATGTAAAGGGTTACTGAGGTCCACACTGCAGCAGTTGCATTTGCTTTTCCAACACCGCTTACAGAAACTGCAAGGTCAGCAAAATCTTTTAATGTTATAGCCCTATTTCCAGAACGCAATGCTGAGGGTGCTGCAATGCGTATCTGTTGATTGCTTTCTGGATCAGAACCGCCTAACCCAACAACAGCATTTGTAACAGTAACTACTCCTTGAATTGCTGTAGTTTCTCCTTCAGACAATCCAGGAATATAATCAATGGTATCTAAAGTACTGGTTGAAATATTTCCAAGTGCTCCACCACCAACTGTATAACGTACTCTTATTTCTGAAAAATTAGTTGGGATTGTTCCAGACACACCGTCACCAAATCTTATTGACACAACATTGTTAGAATCAGAAAAAACTGAATAAACTAGACTTGTTGGACCATAATCTATAATGTGTTGAACTTGAGTCCATTTTGAAAATATATCTCCATCTTGAACAAACACTTCAATAGAACCATCTACTACAGGAGTCTCTCCTAATTCAAAAGACAGGTTTGGAGAACCATCAGAAGTTCCAACTAATTCTCCATAGGTAGTGGTGTTGTCTCCAACCAAAATAACTGATCTACCCTCACTAGCACTGACGGTATAACTTCCTGGAGTTTCACCTGTAATGCTAGGAACAATTGCTGCTGCATCTGTTGTAAAATAAACTATTTCAGCAGTGTCGCCAATTACAACGGTTCCAGTTACAACGGTTCCAGCAGGAATAGTAATGCTTGCATTAGATGAATTTGAAAAAACAACATCAACCGTTGCGGCTCTATACCCCGCAGGAATATACCCATAAGTTAAAGCAATATTTAAAAGACTATCTCGTTGTGTTGCAGTTGTAATAAAAGATTCATTTGCAACTCTATCAATATAGTAAGACATTAAGTCTCCCATATATGCAAAGGCTTCAACTAAAGCAACTCCAAAGTCTGCAGGATCTGAAGCGGTCCATTCAGGAATTCTAGTTTGAATTCTGGCAATTAATTCATCACGGAGAGAGTAGTAATCTCGACCAGTATAATCAATTGATACTGGAATATTAGATACTGGGGCTATGGTCATAACAACTCCTCATAAATAGGTTTAGCACCTTGAACAAGCACCAATCCAACGACGGTGCTTACTACTTCGCTGTTTGGTAATCCATAAATTACTTCTACGGTTAATACATTTGAATATTGATCACTTGTTACATTTACTTTTTGAAGACTTAATAGAGGTAATTGCCCTACAAAAGCCGAATTAACTTCTGCAGTTATTTCAGTAACAGCGCTTGTTTCTGAATTAAATAATGAATAAGGAATTAGTGTACCAAAATTTGGACGCATTACTCGTTCTCGCAAAGTTGTTCCTAAAACGGACTTAACTTTATCAGACCAAATTTTTGATTGAACCTGTGTTGACGATACCCGTCCATATGGATCAATAGAAAAAGGAAGAGAGATTGCTCTTTCAGCCATTAGTTACCTTTCCATCTTCTTGGGGATACTTTGTAACCCGCAGATCCTTGAGATACAAGGGGTGACTTAGCGCTTAGTTTAGTTGATTTAGGTCTACCTTGGGGATTTGTAACCATATCGTTTGCTATGTTTTTGTAAGGAATGGCATCAGCACCTGCTGGCCTAAAAGCACTTGCTTTGTTTTGTCCTACCCCGTCTGCTAAACAAGAAAACTCTACTTGGTATCTTCCATCAGCATGCAGATAATGTTGAACTTTTTTAATAATCCAAAAACCATCACCATGACTTCCAACACCTCTAACCTCAATAGTTCTCCAAGGAGCAATTCTAGGATCTCCCTGTCCAATTCCAGTTGCAGGTATTGTTAGTCTACCTAAATGTGATGCTGCTCCAGATAGTGACCTAGCCATTGCTGCACTGTTTACTACAGTTGTTGTTTTATTACTTACAAATAATGGATCTTTAGTATTTTTTCTTAAAGATTTACCAACTTTATTTGGAGATGTTTTTTCAGAAATTAATTTACCAGTTATAGGATCGACTCCACTAACCGTATTTGTAGTTCGGTTGTACTGTCCTCCTTCAATGTAATCTCCAATTTTTGGTTCAAAAGCATCTAAGGTAGGGGAGTTAAAAGAGTTTGAAGGAGAAGTTAACGGATCTTTAAAAGCCATTATTGGAATAGTTGTCATAAATTGATCTATCATTTTATCTATAGGATGAAAATGTAACTCTGTTCCAGAAACTTGGATTCCATAACCAATTTGTTCTGCAAGTTCATTTAATTTTTCCCAGTACGATTTTCCATTTAAAGACTGCTGTGTAAATCTAGTTGGATGAGAAGTTACCATAGGTTTTAATTTTGTTTTTTTTGCAATATCAATTGCAATTTCTGATGCTGTTTTATTATTCCAAATTTTGTACCCTCCGTCTTTTAAAGGATAAGATGCCCCTACACACATAACTTTAACCTCATCATATTGTTGATATTTTGTAGGAAAAGAAACCGTTGTTGTATAACCCCAAAACGTTCCAGATGCTTTAACATTTTTCCAAGAAATCTTAACTGGTACACCAGTTTTTATTCCTTTATAAATTCCAGAAGTTAAAGTTCTATATCTAATTTCTACAATATCATGTTTACCCATTTCTTGATGAATGGTTATGCTTCTTGGTAAAACTGTAATAGATGGAAAATCTGGATAAGAAACGGTAAAAGAACTACTAAGTCTATTTTGAAGTTCTTCTCTAAGCATTTGGAATCCTTATTTGTGTTCCTGGTTCAATAGTTTGTGGATTAATAATTTCAGGATTTATATCTAAAATTTGCCACCATAAACTAGAGTTGCCTAAAAATTTAATTGCTAATAAATCTAGACGGTCTGTTTCAATCCATTCATAAATAAAGTAAGACTGTAGTATGTCAGGATATTGTCTAAAAACAGTTAAATGATATTCTTGTTTATTTGCATGCCAAGCCTTAAATAAAATTCCATCAACATATCTGCTATCTAAAAAAATCATTATCTATCTCCCTCTACTGGAATGTCGTAATATCTATGGCAACTTAATTGCACATTAGAAACAAGAGGAACCATTCGATCATTAAAGAGTGTGTGATTAATACTTATAGATCCAATTCTAACTGAATATCTAAGTCCATCACCTAAATGAAGTTCAACTTGAGAGCCAGTCAGGTAACCTCTGTCTGCAGTTTTACCATTTAAACCAGAGTCATAAATTGCATTTGGTCCATTTATAGTTCTAAATAAATACTCTAAATCATACATTGTGCCTTTTTTATAAATCATCTGTAAATCTTCAGCAGTATTAAAATTACCTGGATAAGGATTAATAGCAGGGCTTATCAATCCATTTGAATCGAGGTAAGACATGTCTCCAAGTCTATTTAACAAAAGAGTAAACTCCACAGTACTTTGAAACAGACCAGCACCGATAACACCAAATCCACCGTCAGCACCAGACTGAAGAACCTCTGGATTAAAACCCTCAGCAATTCCCCAACCCATACTAACTTCGTTTGGGTTGTATAAAAATTTAAATCCGTACATTGTTAAATCTCTATTGCTTGTTTCTTTTTTATTATAAAATTGAGTTGTATCTTGAAACTTACGGGACATTTGAATTGTTCCTTTTGCTGTTTCACTTGCTGTTCCAAACGCATTTTTAGCATCAGGATAATTTCCTGGACCTGACACGCTACTAGATGAAGTAGTGCCTTGAGGCGCATTGTCTCTAAAGTATGCTGATTGAACCATTGGAGCGTTATAAGTATATGGAGGAAGAGGAGGACTCTTTGGAGGAGGAGGGGTTTCTACTCCTGAAGGTTTTATTTTAGTGCTACCTCTACCCTTACCTTTATTAACAACTGGTTTTGTTTTATCTAAAACTTTTTTTGCATCAGCAGCAGATGCCGAGATTAAATCATTTTGAATAGTTTTTCTTAATGTTACAGCAGCATCTAACCTACGAGTTACTTCAATGATTTGTGCATTTTTTGTATCAATTTCTGCAATTTTAGCATTTAAGATTGTGGTTTCTTCAACAGAGTATGGGGGAGGCGCATACTGAGTATAAAGAGTTTTTAATTGGCTTTCTAAAATAGCCTTTTCAGAATACCTTTTTGATTTTTCTGATTTCCATTTATCCTCACTTTGAACAGACTCTTGTAGTTGTTTTCTTTGCTTTGCTTTTTCAGCATTTATATTTTTTTCATTCTGAACTCGTTGTTGTTCATTTTTAATGTTTGAAATAATTTGTGAGGTTGTTAGAGTGGTTCCTGGTCTAGCATACCTATCAGGAGTTTCAGCCATTATTTACTTCCTACTACTTGAAGATCTTTATCATTTAATAAAATTTCTTTTACTTTTTTAGCAAGAACGTTTGCTTCAGAAACTGAGGCATTGGCTAAGTTTACACTGATGTTAACTGTTTTATTTCCAACATTTGCTGAAGCCATTCCAGGAACATTTTGTAAGTATTTACCACTAGTGTATGTAGTCCAAGGATTAAAATTTGTTCCACCCTTAGATATGTCATATGCAATTTTTGCATTTATATTTGGATCAAGAAGGCTTTCTTCTCCCGTGTACCCAATTGATTTATATTTTTTTAAGTATGCTTCATTACGTTTAATGCCCATATTAGGATTTCGTGGATCATTATTTTCCATATTAATTTGAAATAATCCATAAGATTTATCTAACCCATTAGGGTTGTAAGCGCTTGATCGTCCACCAGACTCTGCTTTAACAACTCCGTATGCTGTGTTTAAAGATTCTCCACTAAAACCAGCATTCTGCAAAGTTTGTAATAGTTCTGGATCCATGCCAGCAGTTAATGCCGTTCCTGTTTGAGATGATTGTGCCGCATTAGCAGGAGTTCCAAACATACTTTTTATTGCTTTAGCACCAACAAACCCAAGAGCAGTTAATCCAGCAGCACTTGCCGCTCCTATTGGTCCTGCAAATGCTCCACCAATTGCCGCAGATGTTCCAACACTAGCCAAAAACGATCCCGTGCCACCACTACCAAATCCTGAAACAGCACCACCAAGAATTGGCATTGCTTTTCCTAATGTTGATAAACCTACTTTACCAGCAGTACTAGCAACCGAGGAAGCACCTCCAGCCTTCATAGCATTAAGCACAGCGGGAGATAAAAATGATGTTGCACTTTTTGTTGCTAATCCTGCAAGCGCCTTACGAGCACCAGCGCCAATTGCAATTGTTGATACACCAGCACCAACTCCCGCAGCAATACCGCTAATAAGAGAACCAGCATTTGTATTAGACATTCCTTGAACAAGTCCTCTTGCTTTAAAGAACCCATCAGGTAATTTTTCTAACTGTGCATTTAATGCGGCGGCTGCAGTTGCAGCGTCGTTAAACCCAGCAATCATTGGCGTTGTTCCACGCTCCATCAAGGATGTCATAGATGTAGCAATTGTCATCTGTGCGTTTGTTGGATTGTCAGGATTAAATGGCGCATTTTCTAAATCAAACTTTTTACCAGCAGCCTTATCAAGTAACCCTTGTCTAACAATTGAGATTTGATTATCAGATAAACCAGCGGCTCTCATGTATGCACCAGCGCCACCAGAACGTATTGCTAAATTTATTTGTTCAGATGTGTATTGTTTTCCTGGTTGAGCAAACCGAGCATAGAATTGATTAACAATATCGCCAGTAGATCTAGCCTTACCAGTTGCTGGATCAAAGGTACTGATACCTAATCCATATAATCTTCCGCCCATTGAACCAGTTTGGAATCCACCAATTGCTTGTGCTGCTGCCTCATTGCCCATTCCAAGATAACGAGCAGCGCCACCAACTTCTTTTACTGCTCTATTAAAATCTGAAGTTCCTGGCATGTAGCCGTAGCCTTGAGTAAGTATTGACGCAACATACTGATCAGAACCAGGACTAGTTACGCCGCCACCTAATGCACTAAAGGTTGCTTTAGCCACACCAGCACGGTTCATTTGACCGCCAGTAGATAAAGCGCTCTGGTAGAAACCAGTTGCACGAACAACTGTTGATCCAAGATCTGGCATTGCATTGTAGGCTCCGCTAGCAGCGCCTAAACCAAACTGAACTCCACCAACTGCTGCAGCACCCTTTTTAGTGTATAGCCACGGCATCATTCCGCCTTGGCTGCCACCTGAACCATTACTGAATTGAGCGTTAGCAGTTCCTAAACCTAATCCAGAACCTATGCCAACACTTGGCATCATTATGCGAGTTAATGAATCTAAAGATTTTGTGGCAATGCTACCTAATTTTCTAGAAAGAGATTCAAGCGTAGTAACTTTTTTAATTGTCTGATCTAGACCAGCATTTACATTGGAAATTTGCGATAAGGGATCTTTAGCCATTACTCATCCTTTCATATCGCACTCGGGCAATCTCTAACCAATTACTTCTCTCTCTTCGAGACATATCCTTTATCTCTGAGAGAGACCAACTGCTATAAAACTCGCTTATGGAAGACCATTCATAGAACAATCTGACATAACCAATTACATTAGAACTGAAATAAAGATCCTAAATTAATAGGAACCGTTACCTCACTTCCTGTTTCTGGATCAATAATGACCACATCTTCAAATTGAGGACCTGGCGCTCTCTTATTGATTTCTTCAATGATAGTTCTGCGATCAACAACGCTAAGTGCTTGCACTTGGTTCTTGCTATATACAGGGCTCTCTCCAATACGAACAACCGTATTTTCTAGAACGATAGTACTTAGTTCTGCAGAGGTCTTATCCATGTTATTGATCATTTCTCTTTGAACAACTCCATTAGGAAGTTTTACTGTGTACTCAAGGCTCTTACCTTTAACAGTAAACATTCGTCCATTGATTGGATCAGTAAGGATCTTGGTTTTAATATCAGTAGTGATATCAACCTCTACTAGTTTTTCTTCTCCATTAGTGAATACTGGAATCTTAACTTTGCTACCAAAGGTGGCCTTTAAAATTCCAAGAAGTATTGCATCTCTATCTCCTACTAGTAACTCATCTAATATCTTATCTGTGGCTAATTCATTGCCAATTCTTACAGTTCCTAGTTGTAGGATTGTAAGTATTGCTTTACCTAAGTTAGTAGTTTTTGAGATGAGTTCTTCATCTTTACCAGTAAGTTCACGTACCTCTGCAGTTCTGATGATCTCCCCAGCGGCGTTTAAATAGCCGCCAGGAAGTTCAACAGTTGTATCTGAAGGAGATACGATTTCAGGAGTTCTTTCTTTTGGCGTTTCAGTTAACGCCTTGTTTAACATTTGGTTTGCTAATGCGGGATTAGCCGCTGCACTAATTGTGTTCGTCATTATGTTCCTTTGTTAGATTAGGCTGGGAATGCTGCTGCTGAGGTTGTTAGATTTGCTGCCCAGTTAACATCAAAGCCCTCATGGACTAGAGTCATCTGTTCAACAAACAATGCGTTATCACCAGCGTTTAGATCTGAGTATGCCACAGCAGTTGGCCAGCAGTTATACACGTTAAAGCGCATTGCTACATGGTCGGTTGCTGCTGGAGTATTTTGAGCAGTTTCACCTGCTGATGGAATTGGATGAGATAGTACAGCAATTTCTAGATCGCAACGGAAGTTATCGGTCTTAGAACGAGTTGTACCGCCACCTTGAACTGTTGCAAATAGATTACGCATCCACTCATAGTTCTGATTACTTCCTAGGATTACACCACGTTGCAACGTAATTGGAGCAAATGTAGTTTGTCCTGGAATCTGGTGAACAGTGGTGTTGTACCCACCTTCACGGTAAGGAATGGAGTCAGTTGTAACAGCCATTCCAGAGACTGATGTAAACCCAAAGGTTGTTGCATTACCAAGGGCGGTTGTTGCAGCACTGGTAGGTGCTCCTCCAACGCTAGTCAGCGGCTTAAACGTAACTAAAAATCTAAAGTTACGTAATGGATCGGTAATTAAATTCGACCGATTATTAATGATTGTAGGCATTTATTTATTATCTCCTTCGGGTTAGTTCAGCGTCTTTTGGCTGAGATCGATGACGATGAACTCTGCTGGGTATTGAAGGGCAACACCAACCTGAATGTGAACTTCACCATTTGCAATATCTGCATCTGAGTTGTTCTCTGCATCGCACTTTACAAAGTAAGCCTGTGCAGCAGTTGCTCCACGAAGTCCGCCTTGGTTGCGATACTCATTTAAGAATGATCCAAGATTTGTGTTTATACGTGCCCACAATCTTTCATCATTGTTTTCAAATAATGCAAACTCTGTTAAGTTCTTTAAATTCTTACGAATGTAAATTAAAGAACGACGCATGTTTACATACTTGTTTGCAGTTCCATCTTGCTTAAGTGTACGAGCACCCATTACAGAAAGCCCAGCGCCAGGGATCTGACGGATTGGATTTACTGGAGATGTGCTTGCGTTCATAGTATCTAGTTCAGTTGATGTAAAAGATTTTTCTACAGAAACAACTCCTAGTACTGGAGTTGAAATACCCGCAGGTGCTTTAAACACTCCACGGTTGGCATCTGTTGATAGGTAAAGACCAACAACAGCGCCTGCAGGTTCAATTTTGCGAAGTGCTCCAGAACTACGTCCTAGTGGATCAGAGATGTACACGTTTGGATAGTAGACAGCAGCATTGCTTGTATCTGTAAGAGAACCAGCAAAAGAAACAGCATTTGCAACTGTTAAATCTGGATCAGTTCCAATTACAACAAAGCCGTTATTATCTTCTGCCCAAGAACTTGCTGCATCAAAGACTGAAACGGTTCCAGATGCTAATGCATTTGCGTCAGGAATAAAGACCACTAATGGACGGTCTAGTGAAGTAAAGCGTTCAAATACTGAAGCGCCACCAGCCTTATAGTTAGTGTAATCAGTAGCAGCAGTTGCTGTTCCGTTTGTTCCACTTGTTAATGGATAGGTAGCACTTACTATTCCTTGACCAGCGTAACCAGCAATAACAGCAACTGAGATATTTGGTGAAATATTGTTGATTACTGTTGGAGCATAATCACTTGAAGCAGCGTTATCAAATACAACATTTGAATATCTTTCAAGAAGAATATCATCAGTAATATCATTTGCTACACCAGACTCTTTGTAAAGAGTAAGTGTGTAAGTACTTGCAACTTCACCAGCAGTAACAACAACACGAAGATTATTTCCATCTGTTCCAGCATTTTTTGATGTAACAGTTACTCGTGCAGTGCTGCCTGAATCTACTAAGTTTCTAGATGCAGCAACAGCATTAGCCGCAAGCAAACGTTGAACATAAAGTTCACGTCCACCATTAGCAAAGAATGAACCAACCTGGAAGGTTGCTGGATAGGTTGCGTTGTAACCTCCGAAGTACTTGGTAAATTCATACCAAGAATTAACGAGGGTTACTGTTTCTGGGCCTTGTGCAAAAGGTGCAACAACTGCGCCAGCAGCATTTGCAGTAACTCCACTTGGAAGTACTGGCGGTAGTAAGCGTTCACTTATGTAAACACCTGGACGGCTATAAGCCATTTTTTCTCCTAACTAGTTTGGGGGAGGGACCTTATGGTGCCGATTGAGTATACGTATCGATGGCAGTAAACTGAGAGCGATCTATGATCTGACTTCCAGTTGTGCCTGTGACGTTTAGTTGCAACACTTTGTACATCTGTTTGAATGTTTCAGCCGCAATCTCACTGGAGACACGGACTGTTATTGCATTTACAAATAGTCTCTTTCCTTGTTCTGTAATATCTCTTTTAGAAATATCAAGAACATCCAAACGGCGAGTTGTACCTTGAACTGTATTACTTCCTACAGTAAGTACGGCAAACCGTAATGGAATCTTTGAGTACAGTAACTGTGCTAATAACTCTCGATCATGACGAGGTTGACGGGCATAGGTAGTAATCTGATAGTCAATGTTTACTGGAATTGGCCAGTTAATTTCCCAGTCATGTTTATTTGTATTCCAAGCAGTACTGTCACCAATAATGGAGGGGTTACTTAAATATGCTGGTTTTGCTTTTCCACGCATTGCACGGGAGAAGTCTTCTGCAATATCAATTAAATCAATAGTTACATATGGATAAGACTGTGATCTTATTTCCTGGTCAGGTTGCCCAAACCATACGCCAACTTTTCTAGTTGTACCTGGGGTCACTGTGCCACCTGAAGCAACGCTAGCAATATTTGCGTTTACCTTTGCATACTTTAAAGAGGTAGGCGAAGGTATTGCAGTAATAATATATGAGCCATTAAAAGGAACGCCTACACCAGAAACGGTAATGGTATCGCCAACCTCAAACTCGTGTGCAACAGAGGTTGTTAGAGTCACTACATTGGTAGCAAGTGCTTTTCGTGTTACTGTCTTAGCAGTAGCAGAGGATGCCTTTTGATCTGTGACAGTCATCTCTTTTAAAAGATTACGAAGTGCTTCATCCTCACTTAATATGAATGTCATAGGTGTCCATTCAAGTGACTCATAGTACGAGCCAATAGAAACTTTTCTGCCTCTGTTTGACGATTATTAAATCTACGAAGTGCAGCGGTTGGTTGAGTGTCTGGAGTACCGTATTCAAGATTTTCAATTTCAGCCTTGTGTTTTGGATTACCGTGAATGGTAAATGCGCCACCGCTATGTCTAACATGAAGGTGCTTTACAATTTTTTCAGGCCAGCCTGAAGCGCGAGCCTCTGAACGCAGGTGTGCACCCATGAAGCGGGTGGTCTCTACACTGGCTCTATTTAAAGATTCTTTGGCTTTTTTTAAGTATGTCACTTCTTTTTCTTCGCTTTCGCCTTCGCCTTAGAAGTAACATAGACAGCACCAGCAAGATAGGCTGCGGTTGTACCTGCAAGAATCGATGCGATAGCGGGACGTTTTTCTGTAGGGCGGAATCCAAACACACCCCGAACAAACTCTTCACGTTCATTGATATTAGATATCTCAATGGCTTGTTGCCACCATGGTTTTAAAGCCATAATAAGTAACCCCTTTATCGCAACCTGTGGGACACAGTAGTCAGACACCGCAGCGGTGTTCTGATAATGCAAGGATATAAGAAAGGCCCCTATAAAAGGGGCCTAACTTTTACTTCTTTTTTATCTTTTTGGCTAACGCCCTATCCATCTTTTCATCTTTTGCTCGAGATGGTTTCTTCTTATCCATAGCCTTATCAGCCTTGGCAAACTTTTTCTTTTGTGCTGCAGTCATGCCTTTCATAACTTTGGCATCTTGTTTAGCGTCAGATATATGTTTAGACACTACATGCCTTTCTTACGAGGCATTGCTTGTTTCTTACCCTTTGCCTTAGAAAGACTTTTTTTGCCACGTAACATAGCAAAATCGTCTTTATCTAATTTGCCATTTTTATTGACATCAAGTTTTGTTTGTTTACCTTTAAGAGCCATTATTTGCCTTTCTT